GGATATTCTCATTATGGATTAGTAAATTTAAATACAATAGATAAACACCCTAGCTTTATAGTCATGTCTGAGCGAGACAGAAAGCTTCCTTTGTTTCCGCTTGTGTTGACAAGTAAACCATAACGTGTTAGACTATATGGATAGTAGAGGTAAAAATGAATAGAAAATTTAAAAATGTTCTTGTTACCGGAGGACTTGGATTTATCGGTAGCCAATATGTAAAAGATTGTATTGCATTAAAATCATTTGAAACAATAACTATTGTTGATTCTTGTACTTATGCTTCTAACACTAATTTGATTGAACAGTTTCAATCAGAATTTGTTTTCTTCTATAATTTAGATATTAATGAAGAAGCAATTAAATGGGTAATAGAACATAACAATATTGATCTTATAGTTCATTTTGCGGCAGAAAGTCATGTAACAAATAGCATTGGAAACCCAAGCAAATTTATATTGACAAATATTAATGGAACTCAAAATTTATTAGAAAGTGCAAAGTTATTTTGGAGCAATAAAAAAAATGTCCTTTTTCACCATGTCTCCACGGATGAAGTCTACGGTTCAATTTCTGGTGTTTCTATTACGGAATCCAAGAGGTACAATCCGGGCAATCCTTATTCAGCCTCGAAAGCGTCTTCTGATCATATTGTTGAGGCTTATGGGAATACTTACGGAATACCATACACTATCTCTCACGGTTGCAATACATTTGGGGAATTCCAAAATGAAGAAAAATTCATCCCTCTTAATATCAAGAATGCCGTGGAAGGAAGACCAATGCTCTTACACGCAGGAAAGCACCACAGGCAATGGGTATCAGTAGGATTCCATTCATTTGCTATTCAACAAATTATTTCAAATGGAAAAATTAATAATCACTACAACATAAATCTTGATGGATCATATTGTATTCCAAATACTACAATAATCGAAATGATCAAAGAATTTCTTATTAAAGAACACAACATTGATTCTAATATACAAACAATAAAAGATAGACCCGGAAACGATAAAAAATATTGGTCTAAATCAAAAAAACTTATTTCAACAAATCCTGATTTGATAAATCAAGTAATTGCACAACATAAAGATTCATTTAGACATCAATTTAAACGTACTGTAAAATTCTATGTTGACAAATTTCAAGGAGAAAAAAATGCCTAACGCCAAAACGATTCAAAAGAATGTTAATGATTCTATTAGAAGCTACGAACTTAAAGTAGTACTTACCCCTCAAGGAATTAACATTCACCAAGACCCAAAAAATATTTCAGTTTTTGAAGTTATTTCTATTCTGGATGTAATTAAACAAACTCATGTTGCTCAGTTCAATACCAATCTCATCCTTGCTACAGATTCTAAACCTTTAAACGGAACTCCTTCAAAGCCAGATATTTCTCCATTTCTTCAAGAGCAAGATGAATGAGTGAACCAAAAAAAGTTTTATTTTGGGGAGACAATCCGCACGGTATTACAGGATTTGGCAAAGTTGTTAAAAATATTATTCGCCAAATATATGATGAAGAAAAGTATTCTATTGATGTTTTGGGAATATCGTATTTTGGCGACCCATACAAACCGGATATTTATAAAGAAAAACCTCTCCTATACGATGTGTACCCGCCTTTTGAAGCTGGAAAACAGTTTGATCCATATGGTACAGGAAAGCTCATGCGCTTTCTCGCTACTGGAAAAGTAGACATTCTCTTCATCCTGCAAGATACTTTCGTCATGAAAAATTTGATGGAAAAGATTATTGAATTAAGAAATATGCTTATAAAAAAATTTAAGATTATTTATTACTTTCCAATTGACGCAAACCCTTTTCCAGACTGGATTACAAAATCTGTTGCGTTATCAGATTATCCTGTTTGTTATACAGAGTGGGGAAGGTCTCTTTGCGCTCGTCAGTTGCCAAGACTAAAAAATATGGATGTAATTTATCATGGAACTGATAAATCTATTTTCAAACCTCTTGGTCAAGCAAGGGAAGCGATGCGGGAAAATTTTTGGGGTAAAGAAGTATCAGATAAGTTTATTGTGATAAATGTAAATAGGAATCAACCTAGAAAAGATTTAAGCAGAACGTTTAGTGCTTTCTCCATGTTTCACAAAAAACATCCTAAATCTTATTTGTTTCTTTTATCAAATCCTGCCGACATTGGCGGAAACATTCTAGATTTTGCATCTCAATATGGATTAGTTTGGGGAGTTGATTGGGCTTGTCCAGACCCCTCCCGGTACGACCCCCTTGTTGGGGTTCCAGAAGATCAAGTGTCTGTCATCTACTCGACTGCTGACGTATGTATCAGCACCACGCTTGGAGAGGGTTGGGGCTTGTCCTTGACCGAATCAATGGCTTGCGGTACGCCTGTCATGTTCCCCGACAACACCTCAATAACTGAAATCGTTGGTAAAAGCGAATCTGAATATGGAATCCGTGGCACTCTAATTCCTTCTGGAAATAATGGAAACACTTTTTGTCTTGGAAATCCAGATAACAATATTATTCGACCATTGACAGATGTAAAAGAAATGTCAACCCAATTATTTTTTATGACGCAAAATAATGAACAATCGAAAAGAAAAGCAAAGCTTGCTCTGGAATGGGTTAAAGATTGGGATGACGAGTCAATAGGTGGAAAGTGGAGATCAATTTTTGAGGAGGCTTGCAGTGAATAATTATCCTTCTATTCCCGCAGAAAAAGGAACTTATACAAATAATATTAAAGAATTTGCTTTGCAAAAGGGAATAAACATTCCTTTGTTGGCTAGAATTCTAAACATTGCCGATTTGACTTGTAGGGATTTGTGTAACGGAAAACGTGAACCATCCTTCAAAACAGAAAGAAAATTAGAAAAAGTATTGGGAAAGCCTGTTACAGAAATTTACCCAAATTGTTATGACAATTTGGACATTATTGAAGAATTAATTCCCAAGGATAATGAATGAAAACTTTGCCCAGAGATTACCAAGCAAATCACATAGAACTCGCTTATGCGAACATGATGACTCATGGTTTCTCTGGGCTTCTTTATAAGCCGGGAAGAGGAAAAACCTTAACTACATTAGCTATAGTAGAAAAGCTAAAAAATGAAAATCATATAGATTCAATGGTTATTGTTTGTCCTAAAAATGTATTCAAAACTTGGAAAGATCAGATACCCGAGCATTCCGATCTTGATCCTAAATGGATTGTTTGGGATTCAGTAAAAGCTGGAACAAAATGGTACATGGATGAATTAAAAGCTTATTTAAAATACGATAAGTTTCCAATATACATGATGTCAGTAGAATCTTTTCAAAGATACAACGAAAAATTTATGAATACTATTAAGTTTCTTTTTGATACAAGAAAAGTATTTCTAATATTTGACGAGTCTGGAAAGTTTAAGAATCCTAAATCTGAAAGAACTAAACGTGTTCTTACCATTTGCCACAATGCGAAATATAGAATTATTCTTAATGGAACTCCTACTCCAAAAGCAGTAACAGACATATGGGCGCAAATGGAATTGCTTAAAGAGTTTTTTTGGAAAGAGAGAACTTATTCTGTTTTTGAATACAAATATGCGGTCAAGATGTTTGTTAAGTTTGCAGATGGGAAGGGTGGCTATCCCAAGACCATGACTTGGACTGACGTTAATGATATGCAGGTCAAGCTTGATAGCATAAATCGAAAATCAATTCTAAGCGACAAACAACTTGCATTCAAAGCAAAACTTGAAGCCGAAATTGACAATATTACCATTGCCTTAAAAAGGTCTGAACTTAGGCTAGAAGACGTTTACAATCAAATAAAGCCATTTGTTTTTTATGCCGAGCGACCAGAAGGCTTGCCTGAAGTTGTCCATGAAAACATCTTGTTTGACCTTAATTCTGAAGAATCAAAAGCGTATAAAAAGATAAAAAGAGATTTAGAATACATCAAAGAAAATGGTGAAATAGTCACCATGAAAAGTAAAGGTAGCTTGTTTCATAAATTCAGACAAATGACCGGAGGTAGTTTTAGTGAGTTCGAACAGATTACGACTTCGCCTAGCAAAATTGAAGCTCTTTTGGACGATATTGAAGACCATGAAGAGAATTGCATTATCATTACTTCTTACAGAGCTAATATTAGATTACTTACAGAGGCTCTTAACAAAATCGGAATTACTCGTAGCTACTTTGGAGACACTTCGGACGAAGACAGGGACGAACTTATTGAAATGGCGAAAAGGGGAACTGTTAGATTTATCGTTGCAAATAGTGCAAGCATTGCCAGAGGTATAGACGGACTTCAATCTAGTTTTAGTATGATGTATGTTTATGACATTCCAATTGATCCTGAAGATTGGGAACAGGTAGTTTACCGACTTGATAGAAGCGGTCAAAAACGAGCAGTAGTTGTAAAGCATTTATTAGCTGATAACACAATTGATCTTCGTTGTTTGCAATTAGCAAATGATAAAAAAAATATACAAGCGACATTTGAATCAATGACAGATGATGAATTTTCTGGTGCCATATAGTTGACACAATGATGCGTTTCATGATACTATGATCTCAATCAGGGGGAATCCATGAGTGATGAATATTACGATTCGGAAGAAAACGAGAATGAATACGATGACACAAATGATGTCATGGTAATTATAGATTCAAATACTTCTGTACCAGATTTAATTTCTCAATTTAATTATATCGGGAAAGTTGGCAAAAAACAATTAGGTCAATACTATTCCGAAGAGGCGCATTCACAATACATAACAGATAGAAATGAATACATTTCTGAATTGCCAATTCCTGTTATAGAAATGTTTTTGAAAAAAGCTAAAGCAAAACGCAAAGCAATTGAAAACAGAATTCTTGATATCATGTTTCAGCAAGGCGCAAATAAGATTGCATTTCCAAATGGAGATGTTTATAGGAAAGAAGCAGAGTACTCAATCAAGGTGCTTGACAAAAATGCTTTTTTTGATTATCTAAAAGAAGTTGATTATGATCACATTATCAAAACGGTGTTCAAATTTGACAAGTCAGTTGAACGTGAACAGATTAAAGCTTTTGATAATTGGTTGATTGAAAATAGGGTTGTTGCTGAGAAAGAGGAATCTATTAATGGAATGACTCAGAAAGCTTCAATCAAAAAAATAATTGAAGGGGGTAAACATTGGCCCGATAAAAACGTTGCTGACATTCAGACTCAAAATGTTTTAAAAGTTACAATCAAGAAATAAGGAAACACAAATGGCCGAAAAAGACACTATTGTTATTGATGATAAAAAGATTCAAGTTGTTGATACAAACAAAATTGATCTTACTATCTACAGTTCTACAGGAAACCTTGGCGACAATGATTTTGATCGTCGTGACTTGACCTACGGATGGCTCAAGATTGCACAGACAAATTCCCAAGTCGCCACAAAGGGACACGCTAAATTTATTCCGGGTATGCAAGCGGGTATGTTCTACGACACTCTTACTAATACCATTTTGGGAGAGAAGATTCGTATTGTTGTTCTGAAATACTTTCGAACTTTTGTGGAGTATTCTGGAAACAAGCAAAAGAAGGATTACGTTAGAACTATTCCTGAAAAAGAATACCGCAGGATGGAAGCTGAGAAAAAGCTGGTCTATGTCGAGGGTGACGGTACTCGGACTGTTGAGTCAAACAATATGATTCAGGAATTCGTGAACTACATGGTCATCCTGCCAGACCACTTAGAACTGGGAGTTCTCAGGTTTTCTCTTGGAATGGGTTCTGTTAAGCAGTGCATAAAATGGAACAGTATGATTGATACTGCTTTCGTTGCCCCCGGAGTCAAGGCTAAGAAGTGGAATTTTATTTGGGAATTGGGACTTTCACTTGATACCAATCCTAAAAATCAATCTACTTATTGGAACATTGGAAGCGGTTCAAAGGTCAATGCTACTCGCAGTGAACTGGTGCCTTCCGATATGGCTGGATACGTCATCGAAAGCTTTAAGTTCTTCCAGCAAACCAATGAAGAAACTATTGATACTGCTGGTGCTTCTAGCTATCACGATGTTGATGTTGAAGAAGACAATCCTCTCTGATTAAAACAGGTCGTTGACTTGTAAAAGATTTTTTTCCTTAAAATAGGAGATTTTATTATGGCTACACTTATTGAACGAAAGAAGACTGCACGAGCGAAAAAGGCTTCTGAATTTAAGCCTTTTAAGGTGCCTTTGACTCTTGAGACCATCGAAGAAGTTAAAGATTTGATTGGTTTTTACAAAGATCAGCACAATGCTGAAAGTGTTGTTGAGTTTCTTAATAACAAGATTGCCTCTTACGTCAAGTAAGTCTTGACAATATTTAAGATTCAATATTAGAATTGCGCTAAGGGGCCAAGATTTAACCCATCTTGGCCCCACTATTTACCAAAGGAATTAAAATGAAGACTCTTGAAAAAGGATTCAAGTTTAGAGACGATTTTTACAATGTTGAAATTGTTTCAAAAATGAATTACGATCAACAAGAACTGCTTATTAAAAATGTTAACGAAGAAATTAATGTCATCTCAGAAGTAATTGCTCCATTTTCAGACGCATTAAAAATTGTTGACAAGGGTGAAGCCCCTTCACATATTGTAAAAAAACTGAAATATAAAGATGCGTTGATTTACTTTGTTCGTGATTTGAAAGAATCATTATTCTTTAAAAACAAAGATACCGAGAAGCGTTTTGTAGAGATTTGCAGAGAGAGGCTTACGCCCGAAGATTTCAAAGAAATATGGAATGAATCTCTAGGAGTTTAAATTTGCGTGATTTAGAATTTCAATTTCAAAAAGAACTTGTAAAAGAATTGAGAGTTAATGGTTGGTCGGCGTACCATCCCGGCTCCATCCCCGGCTTGCCTGACCTGTTGTGCTTTAAAGCTCCTCACTACGGTGCCATGATTGAACTGAAGGTTCTTGAGTCTGGCGATGAAAAGAAAGCAATCAAAACAAAGTTTCAGCCCAATCAAAAGCCATTCTATATTGATCAGATAAATCAAACTGGTGTGCCAGTATTTCTTATCTTTAAATCGTTTGAGCAAATAGTTTCTTATTACATAGTTCCACTTAGAAGCGAAATGTCTGTAAATCAATTCTTTAATTGCAAATGCTCAGTAGCAATGGGTGGAAACATTTATGACGTTAAATCTTTAATACAACATTTGGAAATAATAATTGTCTGGTCTTAATCTTTCATTTAAGATACCTGAAGCTATTGAGAATGGATTACTTTGCTTAGTATGCAAATCAAAATTGCAACAAGAAAAAGCTAGGGTTGGGTTTAGGATAAGAGATAGTGCAATCAATATAAGGTTACATGGTTATAACGTTATTTATCATTTTATGAATACAGAAGTTTTGTGTGGGCCAGTATGCGCTGAGAAATTTAGTTTGTCTTGGGAGACCAAGAAAGCTCAAGAAAAAATACCAGAACACATTGCCAAAATAAATAAGTCAATCGAACTGTTTAAGACAGAAGCTAAACAACTTCAAGAAAAAGAATCTAAATTTTTACCAAAGAAGAAATCAAATGACAGAAGAAGCAAAGGCAAGAATTGATTTGTATAGAAAGACAGGGAAGCTACCGCACCCCATGTCTCTTTCTGATGATTTGAAAATTACGCCACAGGAAGCTCAGTCTCTGATCAATGAGTACAGGGAAACGTACTTGCGACCGAATGTGCGTAGACCCGCCAACCCTGCCAATCCGCCCCCAATTCATACGATTCCTGTTGTGACTCAGGAAGAATGGAACAAGAAAACAGAATCTTCTGAGATTGAAAAGGCAAAAGATTTTCACGAAGTTTTGGCTAGGCAGGGGGCGGGAGTATGGATACTTCGTGGATTGTCATTTGTTATTGCTTGCGCTTGTATGGTTCGTGGATTTATGGTAATTCTTGACATTAATTCAACTGCTGGATGGCAAGGTTATCTTAATGCTATTATTTTTCAAGGTGCTTCTGCTATATTGCCTATTGTTGCAATGCTTTATTTTAGTTCTGCAATTAAGAAGCCAATGAATTGGTTTCAAATGTTGATCGGTCTTTTATTCATTGTCGGTGGAACCGCCTCAATGTCCTACGAGGTTTATGCTTCAATTGCCTCTTTTCATCAAATTAATATCAAACAAGAATTATCTGTTACTGAAGCCAAGCCAGCTACAGATGATCCAATCATTGCCACCTTGGATACAAATATAAAACTGGAGAACGAAGCCATGATACGCACTCAATTACTACTGGATCAGAGATTGGCAGAGTGGAAGGCGTTGCCCCCCGGCGACCCCGGCAAGGCGACCGCTGAAGCTAGGGTCAGGGCAAACCGTGCTGATCTAGAAGGGCAGACCAAGAGGATACAAGAATGGAATGCTGACCGGACGGCAAGACTAGCGACACTGGAGAAGAAAACTGAATCCAATTCAAGCGCACTTGGCATGGTATCAAGTGGAAACCAAGATGTTAAGAATGAATTTGAATTACTCATAACAGGAATACCGTCAGCAATGATGGTTATATTTACACCAATATTTTTTGGATTGTCTTTATTTGGTATTCATGTAAGGAGAAAGGAATGATAGTGCTGAAAGAAAGGAGCAATTATGAGTGACCTGCCAGAACGGATTTTTATTGACACCGAGGACGGTAAACGATGCTCTCCATACTATGCCGAAAAGTATGGAACTGCCGTTGAATACATCCGAGCCGACCTCGCCCCGGTGATCGGGTACACGGAGCAACAGATGATGGATGCCATGAACCACGCAGACTTTGAGGGGTTCTACACGGTCGAAGAGAACGCCGAGTATCTTGCCAACCTAACCCCCGCCTCGTTGGTTTTGGTTCCTACCATTGACCAATTGGCAGAGGCCATGTACCAAGACAACACGGCATTGCTAACCAACGTCGAGGCTCGATACATAGCCAAGGTAGTCCACGCCCTCCTGACCAAGGGCCGAGGTGGGGTCAATGGGTAAAAAGACGCATACTGTCATGCTCTCAGATGGAGAGTTTCATCAAGTTCAAGCCTACATCCAGTGGGCTGAACACGAAGGAACCTACTACGCACCGAAGGAGCAGTTTGACAAGAGACACAAGGAAATCTGCCGACAATTTGAAATTGGGTTTGCAGTGGTGAACAATCCTACGATTACACTACCTGACCAAAAGGAGCAACCCCATGAGTGACCACGAAGCCATCGAAAAAGAAACAGTGCGCCTTTTAGTGGAGGCACTGAATCGGGAGCATAGGTCATTTTTGCCGTCAGACCAACCGCACTACGAGGAAAAATGTGCGGTATGCAAACTAATAAAGAGGTTTGAAAGGTGACATACAGAAAATCAAATTCTAAATTAAGATTTTCGCAAACACTTAACAAATCAAATTTGGAAAACATTTTTATTACAAATTTAAGAAACGTTCTTCAAGAAAAAAGAATGACTATTGTTTATTTAGTACAAATCAGCGGTGTTGCAGAAAGTCATTTGGGTGATATACTTAGGGGTAAATCTAAAGTAACATTATATACAATGGATAAAATATGCCATGCTCTTGGTTTAGACCCAAGCGCAATGTTAGAAGAATAAGGATAATTAATGAAATGGGATTTAAATACTGCCATTAATATTGGAATTCTTATTTGCGCTGGTGCTAATTTGGCAATTCAAATTGTTTTCTTATTTAGACATTAGAAAAAAAGAGGTTTATTTTAATGATTAGATTTATTAAGATGTGGCTAAGAGATAGATGGATTAAAAACAACAGGAGAAAAATGCGTGATAAGTAATGATGCTAAAATCAATTTAATTAAATCTATTGATTATGCCATTGGCGAAACAATGGAAATGATTAACAAAAAACACATTCATTCGATTGCTGGTTTTAGAATTATAGATGCTATAGAAGAAATTAGATTTATTGTTCAACAAGAAAAAGAAGAATCTGGTGGATTGGTTTCAACTGCTTATCCAGATGGAAATGTAGTTGCAACTTATGTAAATAAGTATGAAGAAATTAGAAAATGGTCGGGCAATAAACAAAAATAAATCTACTGGCAAGCTTCGCAATCTGGATCATTGACCTTGCACAACTTGACAGAAGTTACGGTCAAGTTGTCTGCAAGATCGTCCCATTCGTCAGCGGTTATAACAATCTTAGACTTTTTTTCAGTTGTATTTTCAGTTGTATTCATTTTTTTATCCTGTTAATTAAGAATCGGCTTTGGGAACTTTGCTCATTGCCGTTTGTACTTGATCGTCTTTGTTATGACTACTTTGACTGGAACCAAAGAAGAAATCAGTTATAGTTCCAATTTTTGTAGACATTGCTCCATAAATAGAAGATATCAAAGCTACCGCCCAATCGGGAATTGAAATTTGATCCTTACCAATCCAACTTACAATAAACCAAAGTATTGCTACTGTTAATGCCATATAACCCAAAAGAAAAGTCATGGCATAAACTTTTTGTATATTGTCGTTTTTGGCGTAAAGCTCTCTAGCCCCTTGCCTGTCTGCTAGGTATGCAGATTCGGCTTCAAATTGAAGTTTCCTTACGTCAAGATCGGCAGATTTAAGGGCAATTTCAAGAGCAGATTTTTTGTCTGGAGTGTCAACAAATTGAGCAACCGTGTCTCCAACACTTTTTACAATGGAGCCTACTCCACCTTCGTTTCCAAATAGTTTAAGCCAATCCATAATTTACCCCTTGTTGTATTCAAAATGAGGTAGATCAATAAACTCGCCCCAATCGCCACCCCATTCAAAACCAAATGATTTAAAAACTTCGGCAATAGGAATAAATTTGTCTCTTGTTGCGTTCCAGATTATTGATCCTGTTTCATTTGTAGGATAAACGTCCAAAGCGTTTCCTGCCGTATGCTTGCTAATCTTAGCATGAGTAATGATGTTCATGCCCTCTTTTGCTGATATGTCTTTTAATCCAGCTTTTTTTCTCAAAGTATTTATTACATCAAGTGATTGCCGTCCCTGAGCATAGTAAGCGTCTTGAACCGCTTGTTCCCTATAGGTTTCAGAAATTGCAAACCTTACACCATCTCTATTAAGCTTGTCAATTGCTAATTGAGCTTTTAGCATAGTATTTGGTTTAAGTTTTTTAACATCATTTGTAGTTGGCATAACAACTCCTTAATTGTACTTGTTTATTATATATCCTTGATTCTTTCTTGAATCGTGGCAATTTCAATTGAACTTCTGTCTATATATGTTTCTATCTTTCTAAGAACTCTAGTCTGCTCTTCTATTGAATCTTTTATTCTTGCTACCGTTGTATTTACGCCGTTAAATTCATCAATTACATTTCTAATTTTTTCGTGGGCTTGATCAATAGACTTTTGCATATTTTCAATCCTCTCATCATTTATTCCATTTAACCTTGCTTGCGCTTCTTTTTCTTTTATTTTTTCGTCAACATATTTTTTCTTTCCAAGCTTGCTATCTATAATGGCATAAATGGCACCAAGTGCTACAACTGAAGTGAGAATGTTGTCTATGGTAAAAGATTGCTGATCAGTTGCCACTTTATTTTCCTTTAATTAATTTGCAATTATCTAACTATTAATATAAGACGGCTAAAAAAAATAGTTTGTTTATTTATGCCAACCTTACAATTTTCCAAACAACACTGGATGTTGATGACGCACCTCCTGTTGATGACTGGAATACAAATCCACCAGTTTGAACTCCTGAAAGGGTACTGGTAACGCTACCTGAAGACGAGCCAGTAGCTGTAAATGCAAAAACACTGCCCGCCGGAAGACTTGTTGAAAAGGTAGACGTAGTCGCAGTCCATGAAGTTGTATATGTCATTAATTGACCAACGTTTATTGTGTTAATGGCACCATTTAATCCGCTTCCTGATCTTGTTTGAGATGTGCTTGTAATAAAAGGGAAGAATGCCGTCGAGTCATTTCCACCAAGCTGAGTTGAGTTGGTAGCAGTAGTAGCGGTAGTAGCACTGGTAGCACTAGGAACTGTTCCTGTTACATTCGCCCCGGTAAGAGATGTTAAAGAAGCCCCTGATCCAGAAAATCCAGTTGCGCTTAAAACGCCAGTACTAGGAACGTAAGAGAGCTTTGTACTGGTAGTTTTTTGAGGCAAGTTTCCAGTATTTGCCGTAACCCAAGTAGGATATACGGCACTTGAAGTTGAGGTATCTTCAGTTATAGCAGTATTGGTAGCGTTAGTAGCGGTTGTAGCACTAGGAACTGTTCCTGTTACATTCGCTCCGGTAAGAGATGTTAAAGAAGCCCCTGACCCAGAAAATCCAGTTGAACTTAAAACACCAGTACTAGGAACAAAAGTAAGTTTTGTACTGGTAGTTTTTTGAGGCAAGTTTCCTGTGTTTGCGGTAACCCAAGTAGGATATACGGCACTTGAAGTTGCTACATCTTCAGTTATTGTAGTATTGGTAGCGGTTGTAGAAGTTGTAGCGTTTCCTGACAGTGCGCCAGTAAAAGTGGTAGTTGACAAGTTTCCTGTACTAGGCACATAAGTAAGCTTTGTGCTTGTTACTTTTGCAGGGAGGTTGCCAGTGTTTGCAGTTACCCAAAGAGGGTACATAGTAGAAGAAGAAGAAGTGTCGTTTGTTATGCTAATATTTACTGAGTTAGTTACAGAAGAAGAAGCAATTGCGGTTTGAAGTTGATTTGTTAATGAAGAATTTGGAGTAATTCCTTGAGATGTAAGAAAGTTATTCAATTCTGTATGTACGTTCAACAAGTCAGGAACTATAATGTTTATACTATTTGAAAGATTGTACATTAAATAGTTTTCATGTTCTGCCGGGAATCCTTGTCCCGGCAAATAACCGCCAGTGTATTGAGCGGTTAGCGGAGCAATCTGAGAAGAACTGCTTCCAAAAGTATTGATATTTCCATATGTTCCCGGAACTGGATTCATTTTATCTCTCCGTTAATAAATACCAATTTGAATTTGTGGAGCAGTGCATACTTTGTTAAACATATATTGCAATGAATACAAGTATCCTACCCCTATATTTGATTTAGACATACTAAGCCTAATAAAAATATCTGAAGTGTCTACTATTGTAGAACCGCCATTAGGATTGCCAATGTAAATAGTATATGATCCTGTTGTAACAACATATCCAAGAGAAGTTAAAAAATCTTTTAACAATTGATCTATTGATATTATGCTTATTCCAGACCATTTTATTTTAGCAACAAATTTTAAAATAGAAACATAGGCAGGTACATTTAAATAATTTCCACCAGCAGATGGGTTTGCAGTGGTAAACAATCCATTGAGTGGGCTAACATTTCCGTAAACATCAGTTCCAGAAAATCCTGTAATACCGGAACCGGGAAAATTTACTGCTTGAATAAATTGAAAATTGTTTCCAAAATCTGCATTAAATACTGAAGGCCAAGGATATCCAATTATTTTTCCAATGCTATCAAGAAGTTCTGATCCAATTGGAGCAAGGGCAGAAGAGTTAGCGGTATCCAGTGACAAATTGTACATATATTGAACCATTGCGTAATGAGCAAAAGAGTTGTCAGATTGAGTTTCTGGAAATCCTAATTCATTTTGAATAGACTCCATGTATGCTTTTGCATATGGGCCAGATTCTAATTGTGGATTAAGATATCCATATTGATATGAAATCATGCCAATCTTGTTCCTAGTTCATTGTATATCAAAATACCGCTTGTGTTTATTAATGGAATATTGAATGCGTTAACATCAACATAATTTCCATAGGTTCCGCCAGAAGTTAAGCAAACCGCCGTTCCAAGAATAGTCGCTGAAGAAAAACTGCTTACTTGACTTGCTATAATTTCAGAAGATATTCTTTGACCTATTTCAAATGAACCGTTTAGAAGAGTAATAGTAGACCTTAGAGTGTCTATATAACCATTAGTAACATTTTTACTTGAATCTATTGTTACTTTTACAAAAATTTGTTGGCTACCAGCGTAATCATATTTTACAGGAAATTGCTGACCAGCAAGGGTTGTGTAATATTGGGTAATGGAAGGAACTAATCCAACTCCAGAAGTAGGCAAATTCATATAACTTAAATAAGTTTGAGCAATAAGAGGATGGTATCCTTGAACAACAATATAAGCCATTCTAGGAGGAATTCCACCCGAAATTCCTGTCACAGGAAGGTATCCAGAGGACAGGATGTTCATGAATATCTTGGCTTGCCCCACCCCATTCAAAGCCCTTAATGCGTAGGTGGCCCCATCAATACCGACTCCAACAGTCTTTCCGGTAATGATTCTGTTTCTTGCTTGAGCTACAGTCTCTTGGTTCAAGCCAGCTATTGCATCTACGTTATTAGTGATTGATTTAAGATTGGCAATGCCTGATAGCGTAGTAAGATTTATTACTCCACTTTGAAGGGGAATTGGCCCAGAAGTGTCTAGCATTGCATAAACATTTGCCGTACCAGATGCTGGAATTGATACTCCAGAAGAAGTAATAAAGTTGTAAGCCCCATAGGGAATTTGAGTATTTATTGGAATCGTACAAGTTCCACTATTGGCTACGGCAGTAAACATTACGGTAGTAAAGGTAGCTGGCATTAAACTTGTACCAGCAATTGGCAACATATTTAAAAGCTGAACGTCATCACAAGAAGAAACATTTAAACTATTTGAAGCTTGAGCAATTAATTGATCGAACTCTGCGTTGAAGTCCCCTTGAGCCAACAAAGTCCACCACAATGCGTTTCCATTGTTAGGAGTTAATTCTGGCAATCCTTGATTCAACAATTTAGAATTCAAAGAATTAAGTTGAGCCAGAGAATGCTCGTAAGGACTTCTTGGTATGAATGTATTTCCGTTAAGTGTGAAGCTCATTTCTTACCTTACATTGGAACGATTGTTACTTTTAAATTTATAGTATTTTGATCGTATATTGGTTTATATCTTAATTTTGAATCATAAAGATTTTTTATTATTTCTGCATCAACATCAAGAATAGTATTTGTTCCAACTAATGCCTTAGTCCAATTTACTCCGACATTTGGTAATTGTTTTATTAAACCTTTTTGAGTATAAGCGCAAACTATTGCTTCTTGCAATTCTGCTTCTGCATCGTAAATAATAGGAACTGATCCATTTACAACCTGAAAATCCCAATATGGATACGCTCCGACTACGTTTTGAGTGTTTGTCAAAAGTGCGTCCATTCAGTCCTCCAGTAAAGATGAAATTTCATTGGTAACAGAAGTTATACTTGAAGAAACTTGCGCTACATTTGTAATTAAATTAGGAATAGGCCCAGATGGAGCAATAAATGGTGCAAAAGTAGTTCCCGGTATTGGTGCCGTAATAGCTGAAATAGTACCATACAATGCAGATTCAGATGTTGCAAAACTATTCAAAGCAGAGGTCAAACTATTTAAAGCAGAGGTCAAATCGTTTAAAGTCTTATACAGAGAAACAGTACTATTTCTAATCCTAAGTTTAGAATTCTTAGCTCTAATTGTCAAGCCAGCGGACGAATTGACCGCTGATAATGGAATAGCCTTCATTGTAGACTGATCGTAAGAGCAGTAGCCATACTGATTAGATGGGTTTAGCAGGGTGGGGTCAGAAGCTACATCTGTAGAATAAATAAATTTTCTTAATCCAATTAGCAATACTGGATCACCAACGACAGGAGTGGTATCTATGGAAATTGATGAACCGGACAAATAGAGAATTTCTATTCCTCTTGTTATCAATGCAGTATCTGACGCTACACCATCATAAGTTTCAAGGATGGCATGAGCAACATCGCAATGTTTTCCATCTGAATCAATTGAGCTTATTTTTCCATAATCGGCAAAAAATTTGTTGTCTATTATTGAATCTGTAACCATTCTATCGGTTACAAACATCATACTTTGATGGTCAAACATTTTTAGCCATTCCCATTTTCATTGTCACTTTCGTAAGTAATATTTGTAGAAGGAGCAAGACAATCTACAATCATTACATTTGTATTTTCTGTTGTAGAAAAATCAAAGTCTATTTTGAATATTATATATATTAAAGGAACATCGGCTTGGCCTTGAGTTGATGCCCAACCTCCGAAAGTTGTTTTCATAAATCCGGGTTCAATTGCAATGTAGTCCCCCGGCCTCAATCCCGGTATCCAAGGAGATTGAAAGTTTATATGATCTTGAACATTAACTATTGGAGCAGAAGAAAATCTGTTTATTTTGTAACCTTGAGTACCATTTGATCCTACGGTTTGATCAAATATATTTACTATATTTCCATTAATTGAATAAGATAAACCTAAACGAACATTTATTAGTTGCTGAAACATTTCTACAACTGTTCCAATCATTTGAATTGGTGTATGCCAATTTCTTTTTCCTATATCGTCTGGAACAATTATTTTTTCTATATAAGAAAGACCTTGAATTTTTTCAGCAAAAAATGATAAAATATCAGCATATGTTGCATTACGATTGTCATTTCTATAATAAAAATTACCACCATATGGTTTACCATTTTCATCAAGAGTATTGTCTATGTATCTATAATTTTTAAATATTTGTTCTCCCAGAAGAATAAAGAAAACAGTTATTCCATCTGGGCCGGGGCTTTCAACATAAGCATGAGTAATATTTCCGCTTACAACTCCAGTATTTTCATAAGAATACCCTGCGGTTATTTCAACTCTTTGAAAACTTTTGTTATTAAAAGAAATATGACCGTTTAATATTCTTAGTTCAATATTAGTTGTTAAAGAATTTGTAAGCATTGTACCGGATATATCAATTCTTGGTTTGAAATTATTTTCAGAACTTTTTATTGTGTATGAAGGTCTTGTGCTATCACTTTTTTCAAAAAATGATATATCAATAATTTTTTCATAAAAAGAACCATTTGGAGTTATAAACTTCATATCCAGACCATTAAGTACATTGAAGTTTTTGATATACCATCTCTTCCAATTGATGGAAGATTTGATATAAATGTTATTCCGTAAGAAGCCGATTTTGAATTATGAATACAGTTTGGAGTAAGGTATCCAGTAATAACAGTATTTGTAGAATCTGTACAAGAGAATAACCAGTTATCAACTGAAACGCCTTCAGGATTTGTATCAATATATTGCAGTGTTATTTGAAAAGAACCATAAGGACAAGAGAATGAAAAAGCTACATATCTCATGTCTAATGGTATTGTTGGGATTGGTATGGCAAACGCTTTATTTGGTCTAAACAGTGACATTATAATTCACTCCACTTGGATCGGCAAATCCTTTAAAGCTAGAAGGAGGAGTTACCCAACTTGAAACTGTTGTACTAACTGAATTTGCAATATTTGATATATTCGTACCGATAGAATTAACAACACCAGAAACAGTAATTGCTGATCCATTTGAACTAAATCCAGTTGGAATAGATAATCCGCAAACATTTACAGGGTTTATGTAAGATGAAGAAAGAGAATCATTAAGATATCCCAATGAAACGGATGATATAGAAGCGACTTGATCTGGAGATATTATGTTTGAAGTTGAACCAAAATTTTTAGCAATTCCATTTACAGTATCGGCTAAATATGTAGTTGCTTTTGGAGCTAGTGTTGTTGTTATATAATCTGTAACATACTTTAAAAGAAGTGGGCCTACAGTTTCTTTAAGCCAAATGTAAGCTTTTCCACCAATAAAAGTCAAAGCATTTGTAAAAAATGAAGGTTGCCCCGCTGGCTGAACTTGAGATATAATTTGAGGCGTTGTATAATTTTGAGTTGTTGGAGTACTTGGGTCTGGAAGAATTGCAACGCTTGTTACTACAGTTTTTGTTGTAACCTTTCCAAGAGAATTTTGTTGATAACCTAATCCAAAGCTATTTTTAGTATATTCTCTTGTAATTTGATTATATGTAATTATTTCTCTTAAAGACATTTTTATATGAATCTTATTAAAAAAAGTAGGGTCAGAATAAAAAGTCAAAGATTCAATCCCAACTGGAATAAAGTTTTTATATTGATCTATAAACCAAACAAGTTTTTTATTTCTCCAAGATGAATACAAAGAATCTCTTTGAGTTTTTAATACTTGTATTATTTTTTCTGTATCAGCTAAATTAAAAGATTCATTTGACGGAGTTGGCGTTGTGTTATCATATGGAGAAAAAGAAAACTTTCCATCTTTGTATACAGACTCGGCATATATTGATGCAATTTGATGATATCCTATATATCCATCAATTGACCAAGTTCTTGGTACAGGTGCAATGTTATCATTAACAACCGCAAGACCATTTTGAAAATCTACTATTACGTTTTGAGAAATCTTAGATTGAAGATTTTCTTCACAAGATTCAGTTTCTATTAATACTCCTGCAACTGAAGGCATATTTAAATATTTTATTTCAGAAGAAAGTTCAATAGTAATTGAGTTAATAGATGAAGTAGTAGATTGTACTTGGGGCCTTGTATTTAATGACATATTTTTATCCTACACATAAGACATCTTCATTGGACTATTTGATGGCGATATTGTCTGACGCTTGTAGTTATCTCTTTGTATAGAATCTCTAATAGCATCTTTTAGCTTTTGCGGAACATCAGAAGCTATATTACCATAAACATTGATGTTTTGAACAATGCTTGTGCCTCCGCCACCAGAATTTCCCCAAGGGTTGGCAGGGTCGTAGCCTATTTGAACACCAAGCTCTCCCGGCTTATTTGAGTATAATTTATTTGGGCCAAATCCAGTCCCCTGTTTACCGCTTTGCGCCCTTTCTCTCAATTCTTGTTCAACAAAGTCTCTATTAAAATTATAATTACCTTTACCAGATTCCTGACCCGGAAACATCGCTTCACCAGTAACTCTTTTTGCAAGTTCCTGAGCCGTTTGTGACAAATCTCCTGAATTTTCAGTTACTATTCTTTGTATAGCATCTAATTCTTTCTTTCTTTGTTGTTCAGTAAAACCCGAGCCAACTGGTTTTACGTTTTTTTGAAAACGATCTAATAAAGCTTGCATACCACTAGATGCTACTTCTGCTTTTTCAGAAAGTGGTGCGAATGGATTAAGATTAAGATAATTCTTTTCGTTTTCAGATATTCCCTTTTGCATACCTGTTCCATACATTTTATCTGAATAATCTTTGTTAATTAAACCTTGATCAGCGTATCTTTGATAGTTTTGTCCCCACACAAGTAGTGCATTTCCCTTTTTCATAAGGGTTTCATTTCCAGTAAAAGTTCCTGTCAAACTCATTATCAATCCGACAAGAGAGTTAGCAAAACTTTTAAGACCATTTGAAATTTCTGATTTATTATTTGAAATCATTGTATTAAATTCAATTAAAGCTGGAAGTAAAGCGGTTGAAAAATTTTGAACAAAAGTATCCATTTGATTTTGAAACAAAGTAAAAGTTTTTAAAGTTTCAAGATTAAATTTTTGAACTTTAGGTTGATCTACAGGAATAAGATTTGAAGAAACTTCTCTAACCGCATTTTTTAAACTTGTTTGACCTAATGCTTGTAAGTTTTTAATTGCGTTCCAAAGATCGTCTCCTCCGAGTTCTTTTACAAACTCTGCCATACCCTTCATTTTTTGGTCGCTTTGAGTATATTCTTTTGAATTAAGGTTTTTAAGTACTTGATCAACAATAGAAGTTACGGTTGTATTAATGTCACCTTTTAATAAACCACCATTCTTTCCAGAAATATTCATTCCCAAGCCAGTCATAAATTTAATAGCCATAGAGCTATTTATATCGCCAGTCAAAAATGGATCAGTTTGAAACTTCCTAAGATTGCTCATTAAAGGATTGAAAGCTTCGCTATTTCCTGTATATCTTTGAGAAGTCTTCTGTAAATTATAATAATCTGATCCACTCATGTTAAAAGAAGATGCTTGATTTAATGCGTTTGACTGTTGTTGTGCATTTTTATTTATTGCTAAACCTATTCCGACAAGACCTCCAACAACGGTAAACAAAGTCCTTGTTAAAAATTTAAAAGCATTAACAGTGTCTCCAGCAATATCAACAACCGCTTTTTGCCGTTTCATATTTTTGTCGTGATAATCTTGAGATTCTTTAGCCATCCTCTTTTTTTCTCTTTGTTCATTTTCAGAGGTTTGTGAGGCTAGGCTTGCATTAATGAGCATAATTCTAATTCTTTCTTTTTCAGAGGCTTCAGCTTCTTTTGCCATTCTTTGTTTTTCTTTTTTTTCATTGGCACCAGTTTGACGAGCTAAATCAACATTAGTATTCATTATCCTAATTCTTTCAGATTCGTCAAATTCGTCTTTTTTCTTTTTCTTTATGGCAGAAGTATCGCTTTTTGCGCCTTTGTAAATAGATTCATAAACACCTTCTCCAGTAGTAGGGTCTATTCCCATGTAGACCCGGCCAAAGTTTCCGGTATAATCTTCTTGTTTTTTATTTTTTTCAGATTTTTTTACAGATGATTTTGTAGCTGATTTAATTGTTTTTTCAGCTTCTTTTGAAACAGTTGTTTTTTTAGGTGTGTCAGTTTTAACGGATACCGATATTTTAGATGAGGCTTCATTAATTGCTTTAGTAATAGATTCTTTTATGGATTTTATTGATTGTTCGCTAAGAGTAGCGTTAATCTGTAACTTTACGTTATCAAGCTTTTGAATTTTCTTGACGGCAGAATCTATGTTTTTCTGCAACTTGACAAGTAATTCATTGGCTTTATTAAATCCAGACTCATCTACAGTCAGACCAATTTTAGGATTTATATCTGACATTACTTGTCTCCGTTGTTATAGAAATAAACAAAATTTATTCCATCAAAAAAATCCTCAATATCGTACGGCTCTCTTGAAAACTGTTTCAAAAAAAGATAATAGGAGTATTTCAAATAACCACCTAAAACCTTGTCAATCATTGATTCTTTTTTTTCTATAACAATACCAAAAAAATTGACTTGAGGAGTACTTTCAATTGGTTCCTTCTTTTGTTTTCCGTTGTCAAGGCTTTTTATTTTTGCAACGGAAACAATTTTTTTAAAACATTTGCAGAACAAACCTCGATCAATGTTTTAAGTGCGAAAGGATTTTCTGCAATCACTTCAATAAAATCCCAAGGAGTTTCAAGAACATCAAGACGAAACTGTCCAATCAAATTTGTTTTTCCAGTTTCGTCTTGAATGAAAACTTCGACAATCCTATTAATAATAGAATACCTAGCAACTTTGTCTTGCAGTTCTTCGTTAGTAAAATCACTTGCAAAATCAATTTGAATTTTTACTGGAACTTTGGAGAAATCTTCGCCAGACTGAGTTTCGCTAGTTTTTTTTATGTTAAAAACATATTTAACTGGCTTAATACCATCCTTATCAAAAGACTCAAAAACATCGGTAACAAATTGTTGACCGTAAAATTCTTGTTTCATTTATTCCTCCAAAATCCAATAAATCCAATAAATCTAATTTAATTGTTAAACATCGCTTCTTGAGTAATCGTCATAAGAAAACATAACGTCATAACTAGGAACGTCATTACCTGCAAGTGTTATTGGGGTCATTCTTACTAAAGTACACATAGTAAAAACCCAAGTTACAACAGAAGGAACCGTTCCATTAGATGCGCTATATGAAACAGAAATTTTAACCCCGCTGGTTGGAGGAGTTTTCTGTATAAGCCCGGCCAAAGTAATTAAATCTCCAGAATCAATAGTAGTTCCAACAACCGAAGACCTAAGAGTAATAGTTCCTGCGGTAACTTTGTTTACCAAAGCTCCTGTACTTCCATCAACAAAAACAACTCTTTTTGAACTGTCAACAAGTTGAGAAGAATTTACAAAAACGTCATCAAGCTTTAAGCCTTTTGCAGTAAAAGTTGTTGCACCAGCAATTCCAAGAGTTTCAGTACCAACCATAGGAGTAATAACAATAGATACTGAACCTACGTTTTGAATGTATGAGGTATGATTACCAGCGGTTAAAGGGGTTCCTGCCATTTATTTATCCTTTTTATAGAGCTGTATAAAGACTACCACCAACGGTGATAGTGTCGATTCTGTCGTTATACGTTGCAGACCAAGCATTCGGAATAGTAAATACGGTTCCGCCAGTAACTGGAAGATTAGAAAAAGCTGGTGCAGTCATAGTAAAATTAGTAAGTCTTCCAAGTCTTGTCTGAAAAGGAGAAATTACTCCGTTTATCATAGCCAAAATCTGCTGGTAGAAATCATTGTTTTTAAACGATTTACCATTAGCTTTAGTAATCATTTGAGCAGATGTGACAGAGCATACATAGTTGGTATACCTAACAAGCCAATCGGCAGAAGCAATCCTTCCAGTAAGAGTCAAACGATTATTTAAGAATACCGATCCGGTTCCATCTCCAACCGTTTCAAAATATCCAACTTTTCTATTTTGAAGGTTAGAAACCTGAACAGAAGAAATATTTGTGTTAACTGTACCAGTGGAAGGAAGAATGCTTCCAGTAGAAGTAAAGTCAAGGTTATTTCCAACAGGGGTTCCAGTGCTATTAAGATACGAAATAGCGTATCCAATTGCGCTCAACATTGGGTTGTAAGAAGTAACGGCAGAATAAGAAACCATTGCATCGTAGCCAGAAGCAATAATCATGTCACTAATTACGTTCGATCCGCCCGAGGCAAGAATTGCTAGGTTGGTATCCGAGCTTCCAACAATAAGTTGGCTCAAGCTGGAATTTCCATAGCACTGACCAGCAAGGGAGACCACATCATTTTTGTAAGCCAATGACTCAGTTGATCCAAAGAAAACCATTTTGAAATAAGCCAAAGTAGACATTGCAGTGTAAGCAGTGGCAATGTCGTGAGTGGTTCCGTTGTACACACAAATGTACACCGTACCAGAAGCGTTCAATCCAAAATAATTAACAAGCCAGTTATATAGAACTGAGTTGGCGGTTACAATTGTGGTATAGTTTGAAGCGGTAACAGTGGTTGGAGTATTCAGTGTTCGATAAGCGGAACCAAGGTTGGCAACCGCATCAGTTACAGATTCAATAAAAAGACCGACTTTGTAGAAGTTGTCACCAGTTACGCTAGAGTAGGTGATAGTCGTGTTAAATGAAATTCCGGTTTGAGCTAATGAACCTTGAAAATCGTTAGCCATTTTATTCTCCTTATACGATGATGTTTACGTTTCCAGATGACATTACTTGAAGATAACCACTAGGCAAATTAATAACAGAAATAGACAATTGTGGCGTATCAATCTCACTAAGCCATAATACTCTGAATCTTGCATTATATGCAAGTACAGAATTAAGCCCCTCTTGAGCGAAGTTTGTAACAGTATATGATCCAAGTCCATCTGGAAGTATTGACATTCCAGATGGCAACATAAACGCTTGAATGTCGCTACGCTTGGCCCAATGCGCCATAGATTGTGCGCCATATTCAGCGTACAGTCCAACAAGTTGAACATCAACATTTGAAATCATTTGAACTACAGAAGAATTGATAGGTGTGACATCAGTGCTGGCAGAATAATAGGGTTGAGTTCTTGGTTTTGAATCTTTTATTAAAAAAGCGCACCAAGTGTCAATTGAGAAATTTCTTCCAACAACATCTTGCGGGTTAAACCAATTGCCCTGCTTAGGTACAATATATTTTTGGTCTATATTGAAAGCCAAGGAAAGAAGTGACCTGACATAGCTTTGATTAAACATCATTTAAAGTTAACCGCCCCATCACTAAATCCAGAATCAATTTGTGTTCCACCATTAGAACCCACAAGACGATCAATCTCATATTGAGTAAATCCACCGTAATAGCCCCAATCGTTGCTTGGAACAATTCTGAAAGTTTGATTAAAAACAAACACAAATGCTCCCAGCTTTAAATCCTCCTCACACCACATATATAGACAATTTTTTGTAACAAGATTTCCATTATTGTCTTTTACTTCAGTTTGACTGTTTTGAAAAATTGCAAGATAAGTTCCTGTTGGTGCGGTTCCATTTATTGTAACATATGAATTAGCGTTTGTTCCATTAAATCCCGATGTTGGAATTACTGTATAATTATCATTTATATTAGGAACCATATCAAAATATTCAAATGTTTGAAATTGTTCAGTAAAAGAGAGAAGAGACTCGCCATACAAAGATGATGTTGCAATCAAAATGGAATCTCCCCATCGTCATATTCTAATTCTTGTTCTGGTTCCGAAATATTTTCTTCAATTGAATGATTATGATTGCCATTGAAAGATGGAATCATACTATCAATCATTTCCATAGTATAAATAAGAGGACGATTTTCGCCTTTTACTTTTATAACTTCTTTAGAATTTGACTTTTCTGGAACATATGGATTAGAAATAATAAAATTCTTTACCATTGATACTACGTTGTATCCAAATTCTCTTCTAGCTAAAGTCATTTGCCATCTTGTAGTTTCAATGTTTGTTGCAGTTGAAATAAATTTGTTAAGTTCGCTTATAATTAAAGAATTATTTTTATCATAAGCGTCTGCAATAAAAGGTCTTGCTGGAAAACCGTTAATAGTAACTGGTTTACCATAAGTGTAAATGGTTTTTTGTATTGCGCTTCCCGCAATTAAGTCATAAGCTTTTTGCTCCTGCTCTGGATCAGTAAATCCAATAGTAAACTTCCAGCCACGAGTGTGACCACCTGACTTTGTGTAACGTCTATACTTTGTTATTTGTTCACTGTTCCATGTCATGGGCATATTAAAACCCTAATCCACCAGATGCTCCACGAGGTATTCCGGGGCCAAACTTTCCATAGAATCCAAAACGTTCTGGTGCGCCCATCATTAAAGTCAAAGCTTGTGACCCAAACGTATTTGTAGTTAACATTTCCATTCCGGGCTGAACATCAAATTGACGAAATGTAAGAGATACTCCCTTTATTCCTCCAATTGATTTTGAGTTTAAAGGAAGCCCACCATTTGTAATGACACCAGTTACAGATTTAGGATTCATGTCGGCAAGATACCAAGCTACCATCAAATTTTCCAACATAGTCTGTTTGGCAATTTGTTTTGTTTGAGTAGTAGTCCCCCACAGAGAATAAATGCCAGACCAAGATGCCTCAATGAATGTAATAGCATTTTGAATGGCAGAGTCTAGCAGAGTGGGGAAGTTGGAACGGTACATAAAATTTGACGGCGTTACATACATCCCCAACTCCTTATTAAATCTTAATTCCGTTGTCTTTTAATTGTTGTTTAAGCTTTTCAATTTCTGCATCTTTTTCAGAAATTAAATTTTCTTTTTCTTCAACTTCTTGAATCTTGTCACGAAGTTTTCCATTATTAATAGCCATAAGCTCGTTTGCGTCATAATAGTTCTGAGGAACATTGTCTAGAATTTGTAAAACGTTTCTTTTTAAAAGCTCAGATACTTGAGGATACTTTTTTAGTTCTTCAAAATCGTTATCATCATCAACAATTGTAATATTTTTTGGCTGGTGCATTCTGCCCATCAAAACAATTTCACTTTTTACAAGGTTAATTTCATTACCTTCAGCATCACGCTCACGAATGATAAATTTGTGATCGTAATTTTCCATAGACCGAATAACTTTCATAGAACCTCCAAATCCAATATGAAATCCAATTGTAATTTAAAAAATAAAGAATCCGGGCAGTTTGACCCGCCCGGATTCTGGGTTTAGTTAGAAGCCCCGCTCAACTGACCGAAGCCAGAGTAAACTGCAACAATCGGAGTGTAGGGCGCAAAAATACCAGCGTAGCGGGACAGAATCTTGTACTGAGTCTGATAAGTACCCGGAACGGTGGGGAACATATACTTCTGGAGAGGAATACCAGCAAGAAGGGTGGGTTGGCGTTCGTCATTCAATCCGCCGGGAATATCATTTGCCAAAATGACCATATAGTCAAAAGCGTTTGAGTTCCAAACGGTCGAGGGCGAAAGCATGGGTTCCGGGATGATTTCAATAGCAGGAGTTTGGTCAGTGTAACCAGCACCCGCCAAGAAGTTATCAACCAGAATCTTCAAGGCAGAAGACGGATTATAAGTCGAGCTAAAAGGCATATATCCAAGGTTGTTGTAAGTCATTGGCGAAACGAAAACCTTAACACGATCTACCTTATTCAAGTTTCCAGTAAGGAAAGCAACCAAAGCCTGAGCCATTCCGTTATAAGCAGTGAAGCCGGGGTTAGTGGTATTGTTCGTTTTAATATAGTTCACAGACTGATTGCCATAACCAGCAGAACCCCAAGCAGTAACGCTATTTACGTTAAGAATACCAGTCGTGTTGGTAGAAGTATTTCCGTACCAGATAAGGTAGTCACGGAAAGTATCCATAACCCACGAAGCGTACTTAATCTTAGCAGAAACCGCAAAGTTGCCGTAAGGAGAAGTATCACCATATTCCTGACGAGCCTTTTCTTCGACGGTCAAGCGATAAGTTGCCTCAAAGTTAAGAACCGTGCTGGACATGGCCGAAGACTGAGCGTCAACGTCAAACGTATCAACGTTATTAAGCGCACCAGCACCAGTCATGGTAGCAAAACCGCCACCAAAAGCGATAAGAGGAAGGTTCATTACAGAAGCAAAAGGATTGTTACCAGTTTCAATCTGAACCGCTTCCATGGCCTTAGAATAACTCAAAACCTGATAAAATGGGCGAGTAATCCAAGACATATTTGCAGGAGCAAAAAGCTGAGACTGAATTAAGTTAATTGCTGCGTCATTTGTGTTTGAATCAGCAAGATACTTACGACTGTCGCCAACAAATTTACCGCTAATTGAAGCATCAAAAATACGGTCAAATTTACCGCTCTGGCGATTGTACTTCCAACCAACACGAGCAGACTCGGGGTTTTTAGTAACAATAGAATCAACTACAGTTCGACCAACATCCGATCCAAAGTTGGAAGGATCAACGTGCATTGGAAATGCAGGGGCGTGATCGGGGATTTCAAAAACGTGGTCGTTGGAATCGTGCGCCCGACTCGGGCCGACATTAAATTCGACCGAATCCTGAATAAGATTAAATCCATTCCCCTTCATCTGAGAAGCCATTTGAGGCGTTGAAAGAGCTTGGTTAAATTTGTCGGTAAGTTCTTTGGTAGAAGCCGAAGTGTCAATACGAAGTGCCATTTATTTCTCCTTTTTTCCTGATTTAGTAGATCGACAGATAAAGCAGTGCGCCACCGTTAGTAGTCGAGCCAAGAAGCGGATCAACGTCCACAACGTTCAAGCACTGATTTCCCATCGGCCCAACGAACAGACGGAAACCATTGGAAGCAGTAGTAGTTCCAGATGCAAGAAATTCAATCGCACCAGTGGTAAGCGAGTACTGAGGAACGCAACCCGGATAAGGCTGAACCGTACTGGCACCAGTAGTACCCCAAGAACTAAGTCGAAATAAACCACGAACCATTACGGTAGCGGAAAGTCCCAAAGCGTAAGAGTCAGGCTTAAACGATTCGTTGTACGAAATAGACTGATCAAAAATTGCAACGCCACGAAGAATGTAGGCTCCAGTGGGAAGACCAATAACAAACAAGTCAGGAGTAGACGGTTTAGCCGAAGCAACGGTTCCGAAAGGAATCGTTGAAACAGTATTGTACGCATCTCCAGAGTCGTAAACGCCACCAATAGTCATGTAAGAATCTTTGGGGCCAGCAGGATATCCGTTAATAGAAACGTTGCCTTTGTATGCAACGGCAGTCTGCGGAAACTGAGTGGTAGAAAATTGAGCCATTATTTCTTCTCCTTTTTATTGCTGAAAATAGAATCAAGTTCATCAAAGGGATTTTTGCCAGTGAAAAAATCTTTGCTTCCAAGCTTTACGGTCATAACGCTATCTGAAGTAAGTTTGGGGATCGAACCTTCAGGCTCTCCGCCAGTAACTTTTTTAGAATCAGGTTCAGGAGCAGTAACGGAAGCCTGTTCAGTCGGAGCATCCTCAGTGGATTCCTCTTCTTTATCAGGGTCTTCAGTCTTCATTGCCTCTTCACCGTCTTTTGCCTCTTCCTTATTAGCCTTAATATCTTCTTTAAGACCTTGGGCAATTTTTTCATGGGCTTTGACTTCGGCTTCAGGAAGTGCATCAGAAGCCATTTCTTCATCGCCAGCCACCATCTCATAATCTTTAGCCATATCATCGTCATCTTTGGAAAAACCTTCTGGCATAAAATTATCCATAGATTTACCGCTGGCACGATGATGAAGAAGGCGAACCATTTCCTTGTTCACATACTTGATCTGATCGTCAGTCAAGTTTTCACCATTCTTGGGAATCGAATCAAGAGTCCTTTCTTTACGGAAAAGATTCTTGATCATGTTAAGAATAGATTTTTCATCCATTTCATGAACTCCTTTACTATCTAAAATTGAAGCGTCTTTTCCACCACGCCCATTATCAACCAAAGCCAAATGATTAACCTCATCAATTTTGGTCATTTCAATTTGGTATTCAACACCATCATCAGTCTTGCCATCTTTCCATTGAAAAGAAGCGACATATCCGGGCGAAACCTCTTTTATGCCAGAATTGTAAGCTGAAATACCTTCTTTGTCCAGAATGTTTAAAGTAGACTTAATTGTAAATTTTCCAGCCTCTTCCAAAAGCTCAACATCAGAAGAATCTCCAGTCCAACCAATCACAACGTCTCTAAAATTATCTGGATCGACAAAATCTTCTGGATGTTCTCTTGTCAAAGGAAGCCTTACAAAAAGAGATACTGCATCTTTAAGTACTCCAGCGGGACGGTATACATTAAAGATTCTTTTGTTTCTATGAATATCCGGTACTTGACCAACTCCCATTCCGGGAAGCTCTTTAACGTGATATTGGTAAATACCAGAACAAGCAATAGAAACATTTTTGTGTAATTTGGTGGGAGCGTCATCAATTACAATGCCTTTACCGATTTTCATAAATCCGCTTTCTCCACTTAAAACAATTGTTCAATATCAATTCTATTATTAACAGAAATCTTTGTCAACGCTTTAAAATAGTAATTTATTTTTTACCTTTTCCTGAAGCTATTCTATTTTGAGCTTTTTGATCATTCTTGCTACCGGGGGTCAAACTTGATTTAGGTGGAGTTTTGTTTCCTGTTTGAGTTGCCTTTTTACCAAAGCTTCCAAACATTCCTTGAGATTTTTGGGCTTTTGCTTCTTCTTCTTTGTCTTTTTCAATATTCTGTTGAGCTTCTTCAAACAATTTAATCACATCATCATCAATCTCAATTCCTGAGATAAATTTACGAGCAACTTTTGCGGCAGTATCTACTGGCATTCCTGCTCCAGCACCAATTTGTATCATAGAAAAAAAGTTATTTCCAAGCGTTGCTTTTTGATCGTTAGTAAGAATAGTGTTTGAATCAAGCGAAAGTTCCAAAGTCTTAACTTTCTCTTCCATTCCTTTGCCAAAAAAATCCAATCCCATAAGATAAATCAATGGTTGAACCTGTTTAACAAATATGTTTGAAATATGCTTAAATGCTTCCGACTGCTTTAATGTAACGTCTTCAGTATTATCCGAAAATCCCTTAGCCTGTGTATGAAAAATGGTAGATTCAGGTAGTTTAGATTTGGCTCCAATGTCATCACGGAGCAACATTACAAGCTCATTATAGCCTTGATAATGGCGTTCAAGTGTCTTCAGCTCTCCATAGCTATTAAACGTTTGCGGATTTGTAACGTTCCACAATGCCATTTTTTGGTTTTGTAGTTGTGACCAAGCCTCAAACTCTTCCGGGCCGTTCTGAAAGATGATAGGATCGGCAGGGATGTGGTTATAGACCACGCTAATCTGCTGACCCATAACAGGAACCGCATCCATCATAATAGAATAAGAAAGAACAGGCTTCATCCAGCCTTCAAGCTCAGATACACCCCATCCCGCCTGTACCATCGCACCCCAAAAGGGCAATTCATTGATCCTGACGAGAGCCATGCGCTCCGTTCTGATCTCCACCCCGGCAATAGGGCAATAAAAGTAATTGGGATAGAAATAATCTCTTGCTTCAATGTCAGTTTCGGGGACAAGTACCAAATTCCACCTGTCTGCCGTCCAAAAACGATCAATTTCTTTCTTTCCAAGGTTTCCCATTTGAGAAATGTCCTTGGAATAGTTCATTTTGTTGTTATCCCAAGTAAAATGGGGAACAATAGCTGAACCGCCGTACAAAAGTGAATCACGAATGCCGTTTTTGCAAGATTCCAAGAAACCAAGCTTGTCATAATGCTCGTGAAATGCGTCTAATTGCCTTTTGGTAAAGTTTCCTTTAAAAGAATAGCCGTTAATAAATGGCCCTTCTACCTTTTTTTCAATAATTACCTTTGGAAGACCTCCAGAAGCGTAATATGCCGTAGCCTGTTGAGGAGAAATAGCAACAGGAATACTTGCAGTATTATAAAAACCCGGATCAGACGATGTGCCAACGCCTGTAACTGAGTTGTAAAAAGAATCGGCCACAACTTTACCTTCGTTGTCTCGGGTAAACTTGGGGCCAGAGTTAAGTAGTTTGGGAACAGATTTAACCATCTTCTGAACCCACTCATCAACTTCGATAAAAGTTCCATGCTCACGGTTGCTCTGGACTGAACGGTACATCGCATCACGAATTTGCGTGATAGTTTCCATTGTGTGAGAAAGGGCTGGCACGGCGGAGGACGAATCTGCGGTATGAGCTACCTCCGATCCGTTTGAGTCTCGGGCAATCAATTCATATACCCTTATCAGATCACGGTCGTTTGTGGTCTTCTTGATTGACTCCAAAACTTCCCTGTAATTCATGCCAGACTCCTGTGTGTTTTAAAACTCATTCTATTTAAGCCGCGATTCCAGTGTTTATTCTTATTTTCTGAGCTTGATTTAGTTTTTTGGCAATATCGTAGATGTCGATGTAATCAATGTCGCTACAAACAATCCTAAAAAGAGCATACTCAAAACCATCGCAAACGTGGTCAGGTGCTTTTTCTCCTCTTCCCTTAGAGGGTTTACCAGTTTCATCAAATTGACGTACTTTGAGTGCCATATCCAAATCTTCATTGCTACCTCCGTTTTCGTCCTTAGTATCCATCAAGAACAAACGGCCAATTTTAAACATCTTGTTTGCAATAAATGTTCTTTCAATAATTGATGGATTCTGATTGCTTAGTTTCAGTATTATACCATGATCTTTTATTTCTCGTGAATAGGCAGTCATAATTTCTTCTGCATTTGCATCGGGATGCCATTCGATCCTGTTAAGAGGAAAGGCTTTTCGGAGTTCTGATGGTGCGCTTGCTAGGCTTTTAAAATTAAAAGTGCGTACAACGTACAGATTCTTGTTTCTTTTTATAAATGCTACGCCACGACTGAAGCCAATGTTCAAGTCTTGACCAACAAAAACAGTTTCTTCTGGGGAAACTTCAAATCTGGGAATCATATTCGTACTCTGGTCATAATCTCCGTACACACGACCAGTGGAAAGGTTGATGAATTCCCCTTCTAGATAAGCTTTGCGCTCATTCTCATTATAAAGAGAATAAAGTTTCTTAACATACTTAGGCGAAAGACTGGTATTATCTTTGGTGTGGCCCTTTATCACAATATGGTCTGATTGTGACTTGCTCAAGTCCTGCGTGATCTGGTAGCACCCCTTGTACCCCTGAGCCGTTGTAGCAAAGCAAGCGAAGGGAATCCTGCCATCGGGCAATATAACTCGTGTACGTTCATGTATTGCAGTGAAAGCCGAAACGGATTTGTCTTGTGGCAACTCATCTATCTCATCACAAATAAAAATAGAAAAGTTATACGCATAGATGTCGCCCGGATTTTCGGTGGGAATGATCTGAAAAATTATAGTTCCAATTCTAATTGTGTTTTGTTGCTTGTCGTAGGAATATTCGCTACCTGACATCTTGAGGATTCTTTCAAGATCAACCCAGATCGTCTTTCGGAACAAACTGATTGTAACGCTTCCAAGTCCGACAGATATTTCATGACCATCATATTCGTCCACGATATTGAGAATAAGTAAGACGATGCTGAAACTTTTTCCACAACCGTACCCTCCAATTAAAAAGAAATCTTCTATATCCCTATAGATAAACGGCGAGGTGCAAAATTGTCTTTGATGCCTGAAAGGTGAAATAACGCTTTCGTCATCTGTCATACTATATTTCCTGTAGCCCTATAAGCCAAAGATACTTCGTAATTTTCTTTAAACTCAATTGAATCCATGTTGACAAATTTAGGATATACTAAATCTTCCTCTTTAAGATCAATGGGGTTTTTTCCGGTAACTTTGATTATATATTTCAATCCATTTAATTTAGAGAACCGACTCCCCCTAGACACCCCCGCCGACATACTGGAAAGAAACGAATAAATCTCATCGGGCTTTACCGACATCTCTCTCCATACGTCATTTATCCCAAGAACTTGTAATCTAGCATAAATCGTCTTTGATCTTCCAAGATACAAATACAATATCTTGAATTCTCGACCATTACTATAATATGGTTTTCCAATTTCAAGATAGTACTCTGAATCATCTACTACAACATGAACCGTATCCTGATCTATCTTTTTTTCAATCCTTTCTTTTGGCCCTCTTGGCAACTTCATATGTTCCGGCATTTTTTTCTTATGCCTACCCATAAACTTAATCATTTTATTTACCTTCTGGATAAATATCAAAATCCATATCAAGTTTGTTTTTGTCGCCACGAAACACGACCATATTATCATCCTCAATATCCTTGGGTCTAGCAGGTTTGGCGTTGCCCGAAGTATTGAAATTAATATTTATGGCAGTCTTTTGGTTGCCTTCAGCGTCCTCAGAATAATTACCACTAAGTTTGGCTATAAACTCCAGTGCCTTCATCTGGGTCGGCCCATCCATACTATAATGTTCATTCCCCTGCTTATCCAAAGCCATCTTATCTGCTTTCAATAAACGTTTGGCTTCCCTTACAATAAGAACCACATCAATTCCCATCATAGAAATAATGTTTCGGAAACCGCCCATTTTTTGCTCTATCCACTTCCACCTTGTATTGGCTTCTACGTTTGCTCTCTTTTTTTCAATATCAGTCAAATCATTAAAGTTTTTGTCCCAAACTGATTTGCAGTAAGCTTCCGGTTTTGTCAATTCAGTTTCATACAGGTGACACAAAAGAAATGCTTTATCCTCAACTTTAAGGTATTGGAATCCCTGATCTTTTTTAAGGATTAATCCGTGATTCATATTTACATCAATGAATTGAGATGCGTCCATAAAATGATTTTTAGATTGTGAATTAATTTTAGTCGATAGAACTTTTGTCATTTTAGATTTTCCGCCTACTTAAATTTACTCTATACGATTATCTTTAAATCGCATTGTGTCAATTATTGTACGCTTAATATTGCGTGTCTAATATAGCGGATGACAGACGATGTAAGGTGAAATTTTTTTGGGGGTGGGTCTATATAGACGGATTTAAAATAAGGTAAATAAGTTTGATACGGATTTAGAAGGATTAAATTAGGTTAAAAATATTAAATTGGGCAGACGGTGTGTAGTAATAGTGTGGAGCGGGGGGTAACCCCCCCCCAAGATACCCCAGAGACTGTTCGGTCTCCGGGGGTATCTTTTAGGCTATTACTTGGCCGATCGGTCTCGGGCGGTAATTACCGGGGCCCACGAGTCGGGAAGATAGCCGAGGCCAGCGAGCGCTTGTTCGATGGCGTACTTGGCGCAAAGGGTAGGTTCGTTTTCGCCTACGGTTCCGGCGATGGCTTTTGCCACCTGAGCCACTAGGTCTTTGCTATCCAACAACACGGCAAGCTCAACTCGGGCCAAAGCCTTGGCCTGAACACTGGAAACGGATTTGGCAGAGTTTCTGCCATTCTTAACGGACGCCATTTTTGACGCCTCCTAAATCTTAAATCGGTCAGGCGACTAGGGCCTGCCGTTTCGAACTCCCACTCCCTGCGGTGGCCTGCGGTAATTATACCAGATAGGGGGGGGCGTGTATAGTGGATTTACCCTAGCGGACAAAAATAAACATAAATAATTTTTGCCCCAAAACAGTGTTTTGGCACACTTCTTGCACGCAGCAAGAACCGTGCCAACTTTTTTACGCTATTTTTTTATCGTTAAAAAATGCGCTAATTTATTCGATAAAAAATGCGCTAATTTTTACGATATTTTTTTATCGTAACTTTTACGATAAATATTAATTTATTTATTTGCGCTAAAAATTAGCTGTATAATTAAGATAAAAATTGCGCTATTTGTTGGGCTAATTTTTACGCTATTTTTTAGCGTAAATGTTGCGCCAATATTTACGGCAATTTTTGGTATAATTTTTGCGCCAGTTTGTAGCGAAAAAATAAAGTTATTTTTTGGCGTAAGTTTTAGCGTAAATGCTATGGGGAATATGGTCGATATATATTAGCGGAAAAAAATCGGCTCGCCGGTTCCGCCCCATCCCATCAATATAATCTGCACCAATTATTGCTATTTATTTTTATCTTAAAAACCATATACATATATTAGTACACAAATTAGATTAACAAACATATATAAGTCTGACCTGTATCAAATAGCCGACTTACTCATGGATTTTTTGGCCCAATAAAACAAACATTAAAATATATATCTATAATAACCCAACGTTAGATAGACCTTTAAACCCTATACCGGGGGGTTATTTGTGTGCTATATATTACACCAACTACACCAGCAACACATGGTCTTGCAATTAAAACAAATCCAAACCCAACGTTAGATTCAATCTAAAAGCATAGGTGCCGGGGTATTCCATAACCTATCATTCAAACCTAACATAACCAAACATACTACAGTATCAATTGAAACCTATTCAAACCCAACGTTAGATTGATCTTTAAAATCATAGGCCGGGGCTATTCGGCCTCTTTCTTAACAGTCCTATTCCTAGAATGAGAAGCTGATCCAGTTGGTCGGCCACCTTTAAGACCATTCTGTCGGGAAGCTCTTGACTTACTTTCCGACTTGGCACTTCCAAGAACTTTTCCAGCTTGACTTCGGCTAGTAGCTTGCTCTGGCATTACAATATCCTCCCCGGCAAAAGTAGAAACAGAAAACAGGGGGTAGAAAGGGGGGATAACTACCACAAACCCTGCTTCTATTTCTACCAAAATAATAAACCCGCCTACCAAGCTTGTCAATACCCTATCGCAAAAATCATTTCCCAATCCAATAAATGGGTGGGCAATTAGGGCATGACTCAATGACTCAAATGACCCTCGATTTCTATCCTTTACATCCCATAATATTTCATATTTTACTACTTTCTATATTACTATTACACTCTAAACTTTAATAAATAGAAGAGTCATAAGAGTCATTTTTATATAACTACTTACAACGCCAACACTTATCTTATGACCCCACTCAATGACTCAACTAAAAAATGACTCAAAAAGATCAGTCATAACATAGTCCGCAATAACAACTAACTTACCACTTAAAATCTAGAAAAAATATTATCAAAACTTACTTGCCATAGCATTTTTCAATAGATGAGTCATTTTTTGGGCTATGACTCAACCCTAGAGTCATGAGTCATGAGTCATCCTAAAAAGGTATGCCATCCTCATCTTCTAATTCATTTGATTTATTTGCGCCAACCATGGATATTGCATCTTTTTGGCCGGGGGTTAGCAGGGGAGGCATCATGTAACCTTTCTTGTTGGTCGTGCGGTAATACTGAAAGCCTAAATCCCTGAGTGATCTTGCCAGTTTATTTAGACTGGCCTTGTTCATAGTTTTAAATCCAATCTCTTCGCCAATCTCAGCCAGATTTAAAAACCTTAAATATGATCTTTCCGCACCCACTAATTTAGTATCATAATTGGCTTCGAGATAACTTGCCATTTCATCTGACTCAGAAAAGTTCTCATTATTTAACTGTAACTTTCGGTCTTCTTCATCGCTCATCCACCACTGCTCACCCTTAGCGTACCATTCACGCACCTGAAGCCAGAATTGTTTTACGTCCAACCCTTTCAGCAATTCCAACTCTATCCTTTTAACCGGAACTACCCAGAATCGGCTTGAGCCAGTTTGATCCACTAAAAAAACCTGATCATTTACAGTCGCACAATAAACCGTTCTTCTAGGGTATGTTTCAGCCCTCTTTTCGTAGCTCATTCTTATAGTGTCGGTTTCCATTGTAAGAAATGCCTTTAAAGCTGACAGATCAGACCGTTTAAAAACACCCTCTAATTCTCCCATCTCACAAATCCAGTGGGAAATTGCGATTTCTACTGCATCCTTGTTTCTAGGGTCAAGATTTAGACCTTCTTTAAACCATTTCTTTCCAATATCTGGCATAAGCATTTTAAAGAAAGTACTTTTACCCTGATATTGCTCACCCTGAAATGTCAGAACACCTCGACCTCTATATTCAGGCGAATAAATAGCACCAATACAACTGATCAACCATTTCCTTAAATAAAGGTTAAATGTACTTCTTTCCATTTCGTTTAGAATAACTGTATTAGAAACGAAATCAAATCTGTCTTTTCCGTCCCATTTTTCATCGCCATCTTCTAGCCATTCTTTTGCAGGATGATATTTGTTCTGGAAAGCTAGGCTGGCAAAATACACATCTAATTGGCTTATACAATCAATCTTATTTAACTTGCAAAGTGCTACGACTTCTCCGTACCCTGCATTTTGAACCTTACCCTCACCCTGATAACCCGGTACAGTAATTTCCTGTATCTTTCTCATAATATTTTCACGAATAGAAATACGGTAATAATCTAGCATAATTTTAAAGTTAGAAATTGTTCCATTTGCTACCGTAATCCATTCGCCTGTTGGGGAGGCGGGGGTCTTGCGCCAAGTTGATGACACATCTTTCCACATATTCATTGGCATGGGTGTTGTCCTGTCCGGTGGGCCGGAATCTGGGCTACCATTTGATCCTGAGCCTGTGGTGGGGTTTGCAGGGGGAGGGGGCGTATTTCCTGTCCCAAAACTTGGAGCGATTCTAGGGGCAGGGCGCACCGTACCTTTAAGGCTACCTTTTGTCAAAAAGCTTGCATCAATCTTTCGGGCATAGTATACAAGTGTACCCTTGCCTGATTTCGTGCCTTTAAATCCATTCCATTTAGAAATAACAGTTCTTTCCGACACATCGTTATTGGTAATTTTCTTCCAATCTTCTATGTCAAATCCACACGCCTTCATTGCTATGCCACAATTTGTCCAATCGGCATAGGCTGAAAATTCGCCTGAATGATAACCACTAACCAATAGCTCTAAAATTCGGGCATTTAATGTAGCTTCAAGTTCCGGGTTTTTATCCGCCCCTGTATCGACTATAGTATTGTCCTGAACCGTTGGAGCAGGTTCTGGGCTATAACGCCACTTCAATCCTTTGTGGTAAATAACTTGCGTATCTTCTGATCCAAAATAAAACCGTGTTGCACCCTTTGCCGAATTATCAAAAAACTTATGCTTATCGCATAGCCTATCTAATTCCCTAGAAAGCCAGTCGGAATCCCAACAGTCATTTTCAAGCGAAAATAAAACGTGATATCTATCCTGAGCTTTTGATGTCCACTCCCTGCTTATCCCTTTAGCCGTTTTTTTCTTTGATTTTTCTTTCTGGTGATTTCGGCTAGTAACTATCCAATATTCTTGATCCTTAAAAATATCGGCAAATTGTTCGATAGAAACTGATTCAGAATCATCCTCTGAATCGTTATCCACATCTCCAAACAGAAATTGTGACAGTACAAAATCCTCTAAGTTTCTACCTCCAGAAACTACGCTCGGCATCCAGTCCTTTTTAACAATTGAAAGTAATTCCAATTCGTTATTGAATGAAACAGGATTGAAATTCAAATTCAATTTGTCCTGATAAGCACCATTAGTTGATAACTGCATTCCCCACCCCTTTTTGCAAGCTTACATCGTACCATTGTTTTTAACCCCTGTCAATGACTCATCTGTTGAGTCATCCGGGAAAACAAAATCAAACAAGATAAAATAAGACATCTTATCCGTAATAGATAGCGCATTTTTAAGTGTATGAATTAATACTTCCGATTAGGGGTTGACAAATCTTATTATCTGTGATATAATGATATTATGATGAATAAAAAGATAAATTATCTTATTCTTCAAAAAGTGAGCGCAACAGTTATATCCAGATAATAAACGTAATTTTGGCGTAAAAATACGGCTAAATTCGGGCGTTGCCCGATACGGCAGGTTTTATGGTACGAAATACTAGTAGTTTCTGGTTTATTGTTCGGCGCAGTTCTTTGACATAACTTATACCGTAGCAAACAACGTAATACTTGTGAGCTTTTATTACGCCGTGACAGGGCTTAATAATTGCAAGAGTCAATGGAGTATGTTTAGTAGCACGACTTACGCCGTAAATCGCTGATAACGTGGGCGGGTATAATACACTAGAAAACAGGGGAGTCTAAAATAGCTTAAAATCTATTCTAGACTTGACGGTCTACAACCCAATATGTCTACGATTCTGAAAACAGGCTTAATAATTAGCTTTATTCGTGCGCTGGAAATTAGTATCAGCATAGCATTCGTGCTACACGTTTAAATCGAGGTGTTAAGTTCCAGATAGGGATTATGGGTAATGATAGATCACTAAATGCTAATCATATTAAACCACAAAAGCAACGCAGGACTTGACCGAAATAATGCAGTGAAGCATGACTAACCGAAATGGCGTAGGTTACGCCGTAGCTCTTCTCTCCCGCCTCTAGTTTTGGAAATAAATTAATTAGCTAGCCATATCGTAGTGCGTGTTTTGCACTGGAATATGGCGATCAGACTTACAGTAGGGCGCACGACTAGAAATAGTCGTGTTCCTTATCGGTCAGTTTGACCTAGTTTTTAGCTTTTATATAAGGAGTTTTCAAAATGAAAACTTTAATGTTCGAAGTCTGTGAATGGACTAATACATGGACTATCGTAAAAGAACGCATGGGATACAAGGACAGATTGTGCATCAAGAATTACTACAATAAACAAGACGTTGACAGAGAAGTAAAATACCTCTTGAAAATGGGCTATGTCGATGCTGGTAATTACTGTCCTTCATTGCCGTAGTCAGACTTACAGTAGGGCGCACGACTAGAAATAGTCGTGTTCCTTATCGGTCAGTTTGACCTAGTTTTTAGCTTTTATATAAGGAGAGTTTCAAATGAAACTTTTGCGTTTTGATTATTTCGTAAGTAATGGCGAATGGGTTATCCTGAAAGAAAGAATGGGATATAAGAACAATCTTTCCATTGTGGCTTATCCCAACAAACAGGCTTGTGACCGTGAGGTAAATTACCTCAAGAAAATCGGCTACATTGATTGTTCCAATTCTGAAGACTCGATTGTAAACGTTTAATAAGGAGTATTATTATGAAGAATCCCAAAATCAATTTCTTGGACACTGGCGACTACTACGATTTCTGGCTTGTTTTTGCTCAGAAACTTGTGGCAAGGGGCGAGCTTGTTATTTCAAACAAAGAATACTGGCTAGATCAGTTCGATTCTTTTTGCGACGGAAATCGTGGACGGTTAATGCACGATTCTTCTCTGGTAATTCTTACCGACATCTTTAGGGATTCGGGTAAGCTTTAGTTTAACCCGCAAAGTTGGCTCAGGAATTATCCTGAGCCAGATTGGCTTGTTAAGCCTAGTTTTTAGATTTAGTAGGAGGTGTCCAAAATGACATCTGTTTCGAGCTTTATTATTAGTCTTGGTCGTGACCAAGATAATGGGTTTAAGTTTTCTTCTGAACTTGCCGATCAAAATGAATGGCAATTCTTTCACTACGATTCTAGCGGATTAACTGAGTCTGATATTGTCATAGAATATCCGATAGGAAAAATGCTTCCGACTTCCGTTATTATCAGGACGCTTAAAGAAGAGGGAATTATCTATCGTAACGATTACTTCCACGAATTTACCGTAGATTCGAACGGTGTAGTTTATCAGAATGAATCTATCGTAGGTTTATTCAAGAAAGTGGTGGCCTAAAATGATAAGCAAAATTGGTAAGATAATTTTGAAGAAACATATACATCAAATTGAAAACGGATATGTTTGGCCGGGCGGTTACCCTATTTATGGCGTTATGCAAGACGGCGGATGTTTATGCTCAAATTGCGTCAAAGAAAACCGCCGACAAATATACCTAGATTCACTGGAACCTTCAGGGCATACAGGATGGGAACTTTTAGCATCAAACATTAATTGGGAAGATATGGAACTCAGTTGTGACAATTGTTACATGGAAATTGAGTGCGCTTATCCAGACGAAAGTAAGCGTCAATACCAAAATAACTGACAAGCGATTTAGTGCCATAAATAATTGTGGCACTTTATGGACTGTCAGTCCAGTTTATATTTTAGGAGGTTTTTTATGGATAGCATTGTGTTTTCAGGTTTAGAGTTTAAAAATACGTCAGGTAATTTTACGCCACAATATTGGGAGGTGTACAAAGGAAAAATTATGGTGGGAGATGTTTACACAAGAAATGGAGTTACTACTGTCACAGTATATAAAGACGATGTTGCGGTTAAGTATATGAACAAACAATGGACTAATTCCATAAAGTGCGAATTAGGTCAACTTCAAATCGAATTGCTTTTCCCCGGTTTTGCAGAGTTTATTTTGGAGGTTATTTAATATGAGCCAAAGCGTTACTATTCATGACGTTATTTCCGTTTATGAAAAAAACGAGACTTTTGATATGAGAATTGAAGGAAAAATTGTAGAAAAATCCTACAAACTTTTTACCATTATTGATGGCACTGGTCATCAAACAGAAATATATCTGCATCTTTCTGAATCATTTCTTGACGCAAGAAAAAAGGATACTGACAATGCGTAAAATTACTCGTGAATCTATTGATCATTTCTTGTGTTATTCTGAGTTCAATAAAGACAACATGAAAGTTGGAATATTTCGTGAATTAACAAGTGGTCAAGATTTTTATCCTAAAATAGCAAAGCTTTATTTGTTTGGTAAATTAATAGCCATGAATTACGATACAAGAAAAGGAAGATTTTTTGAGATAAGTAATGCTGGTTATAAGACTGCAACAACAAAGGATAGACTTAACGCTATTCCGGGCGTGTCAATTGTTCAAAAAGATTTTGTCTGGTATTTAAACGGAAAAGAATGGGACGGAAATTGGATTAGAATCAACGCCTAAAGGTAAGCTCCAGTTTTATCTGGAGCTTTTTCCTTGAGTCGTTGACTCAGATTTTAGTTTATTTATAAGGAGCGAATTATGACAAGTAATTCGACTATTAAGGTGTACTATAATTCAGTTACACCAGAAAGCTCAGAAAATGGCGATGTTTCTGACGAAGGATTTCTGTTAAGTTTTAACAGATTTCATAACCTAGAAGATGCGGTAGATCGTATCATAATAGAAGGCGCATATTATTTCAGCAGTTCTGAGTACGACGAATACGGTTGGTATTCTACCGGATATTCTAGCGTAGATTATAAAACACTAACTGAAACAGAACATACCTTTCATTTTGACGAAACTTTTACTTCAGAAGAAAGGCTTGTTTTTTACCATATGTTCATGCTTAAAACAAGGGGAATAAAAAATGCGTAAAATTAGTTTTAAAGGTAAAAGTCTTTGGATTAATGCAAATTTTGAGCCAGCACAACACGGCGGAATGACAGACCCAAGCTGGGGAGCTTATTATGAGATAATAAATATTGTCTGGGAAAATCATGCAGGTGTTCTATTAGAAATAACTGATTTTGTTGAATATTATTTGCCAGAAATGATAGATCAAATATCAGACGCTTTAATGGAAGATGACAAGGAGTATTAATATTATGACTAAATCTAATCTTATTGTTGTCGAGAAACCTAACGGTAGGTTCGACCTTAAGTTTGAAACCGTAAAAAAGTATCCAGTTTTAAAGTACGAAGATGGCGACAATAAATTGGGCGGAACTGAGCTTTATTTTGAAGGTAAGCTTTGGTTCCCTGTTTTAGACTTTCATAAAGTAGATAATGGTTACGGTTGTTTTATGAGTAAAGATCAAATGTATTTTTGGAATACTTATTTAAACCAAGAAGAAACTGAACTTTCTATTCAAAGTTTTTTCAGGGAACTTGATCCAGAAAATTGGAGGCATTATAGAGATGAACTTATAGACCATTCTTGGACTGCAATACAAATCGCATTTAATGGAGTACCAAATTGAACCCAGAATTAACAAAGGGTATGAATCTTATTGATAACGCAATTGCCGAGCTATTAGATGGCCCGGATAAAGACTACGGAAAAAAGACGATTATCCGTCCTATTTATTCCAAAGTTGAAGGCGAAGTATTTCATAATTTTATTCAGGTTTGTAATTATGAGAATACTACTATCGGCGAAAAGATGGCAGAACTTGTGGAATATTATTCACGCAAAGAGTTCCCCGGTAAAAAGCCATACGATATACGCTTTGACCTGATCAACG